AAGGTCGAGTTCGGTGTTGTCCGCCCAGTCGAGCGAAATGATTTGGCCGGTGCCGGCGATAGCGGTCAACGAGGTCGGAACCGCGGGCGGCGTCGTGTCCGGCGAGACCGTAATCGAGCCGGCGGTGTAAGTCGTGGAAACACCGAATTTGCTTAGCCCGTAGATTTGGACGTTGTAGTTTGTGCCGACCTTGATGCCTGCGTCGATAAATTCCTCGGTGACTTCGCCCTTCACCGTGTTCGCCGTGAGGTAGGTTACGCTTGTGCTCGGCTTGTATTCGATGACGACCTCGCCGCCTGAAATAATAAACGCCTCAGCCGGTGGCGTCCAGCCGACGCGGATACGCGGAATGATTGCACCGTCGGCCTGCACGAGCTGCGTCGTGCCGTCTGCCGTGAGCGAAAGGTTCGTCGGCGCGCCGAGCGTGAACGGGTCGGGCAAGGTCGTGTTCGGTGAGTCCTCAACAAAGATTTCCTCGTCAACGTCCCACGAGTAGACCGACGAAGCGGTCTCCCGCAGCGTCATGTCGATGAAGACCTGGGGCGGCGTGCCGTCGCTCGCAAAATTCCACTCCATGACTTCGAAGACCTTCGACGACCAGCCGAGCTTTTCGTTGGTAATCATGACCGTGTCACCGGCCCGGACCTGCATCGCTTCGAGGCGGAAGCGTGCAGAGAACGTGATTTCCTCGCGAGCGCGGCGCAGTTCCAGCACGGCGAGCCGTTGAGCGCAGCTAGGCGAGGTGGTGAACGGTAGAACAACGTCGCGGAAAAAGACGTTGCCGTTGTCCGCGCTGACGTAGGTCGGCGAGCTGATCGTCGGGAAATCCGTTACCTGCCAGTTGTTCGTCTCGCTGACGTAAACGCCTTTAACCGAGTTGACGCGGTCGCGTGCGCTCGTCCGCGTCTGCACGTTGAGCGGTCCCACAAAATGCTTTTCGGTCAGCGTGACGGTCGGAATCCGGTAGGCTGAAGCGTAAGGCACGATGCGGCCGCCCGTGTAGGCGATTAAGCCGCCCATCGCGCTGAGGAGCTTGCCGATGTTTTCGTCGGGCGATGCGCTCGTCACGATGACGCCGTTGGCCTCGTAGCGGTTTTCGTTTACGACGGGCGAGACGGGAAGGATTTGAACCTGCTCTTCGCAGATGGTGGCGGCGACGCCGAAAGCGGTGTCGTCCACCTCGGCGGCGGTCATGCCCATGCCTAGCGATGTGTCGGTCAGGTAGTCGCGCAAGCAGAGCGCGGCGTTGGCCGAGTAGGCGGTCGTGCTTGTGCGCGGATCGAGCACTTTCTTGCCGCGAATGACGGCGCTGATGTTAGGAATGCCGCTCGGGTATTTCTCGGCGTCCCACGTGAGACGCACGTAAAGGTAGGCGATGCCGCGCAGGCGATGATCATCCGTCCATTTTCCATCCGTCAGGCTCGCGGTGTCAGATTTCAAATCCACATCGACCGTCTGATAAGTCTCGCCGAGATGCTTGTTGATGCGCGCGACGCCTGCGTAAAAACCGGTCGGCTCATTTGTGAAGATTGCATCGAGCGGCACCAGCTCGTCGTTGAAATAGATTTCGTCGATGGCTTGGATCTCGTGGCCGGCGAGCGTGACGACGATGTGCAGGAACTGATTCTTGTCTCCCGTCGTGCTGAGATAAACGATTGTCCCGCTGACCCGGCATTTTCCGTAAACCATCGACCGCGCCGAGATGGGATTGCGGACCATTTGAGACCGGTCCGTCATCGAAGAGTCCGAGAAGCTCGGCATCTTCGGCGCGAGCAGTTTCGACGCGGCCATCGAAGCAGCGGTAACGACGATAAAGGTCGTGATTGACGTAGCGACAGCAAGACCACCGGCGCTTAGCACGATGGTGGTCCCGGTGATTTCGGCAGCTGTCGCGAGGATCCAAATTGTGAGTGCTTCCATTTTAGACTTTCCAAGATTTCTCTGCGTTCGCAATCGAGCCAAACGCTAAGCCGTTTTTAGTGACGAAAGCCGTGGTCACGCCGAGGCAAATGCCGAGCGTCATTCCTCGTCCGGCTTCTTGCGCGACTATGTCACCGCGCCCGGCCAACTGCGGCGCGACTCGTTGCAGCCCTAGCGCGTCCACCAAAGCCTCGACGCCGCCCGCCTCATTGAGAAATCGCCGAGCGTTGATGGGTGTGGAGTATCGACCGCGCCACGCCTTCGCGTAATCCTCGCCGGTGCAGAGCTGGACCCAATCGGCCGCGAAGATGCAGCAATCGTTTACGCCCCACGCGAAAGGCTGCTCGCGCCGTTGCTCAATAAATTGCGCGAGAAGGTTTGGCCAGTTGTCGCGGCGTGCTGGCATGGTCACATGTAGGACGTGACCTCGGTCTCGCCGCCGCCCTCGTTGACCGGTGCCGCGAGCTTTGCGTTGCCCCAATAGATTTGTTTTTCTTGAATCGCGTTTACGAATTCCAAGCCAAGATCGCCGGGCGTGCCGGAGCCGGGTGGATAAAGGTTCTGCTGTTCTTCGTGGGTGTAGCGCACTTCACGCGGCCGGCGAAAATCCACGAGCTTGTTCTCCGCACTCAAACCTATGGTTGAAGTCCGCCCGTCGTCATTGATCGCCATGACGTCCATCCGACCGGCGAAGATAGTAATGGGAGATGCCACCAGCACACCGCTGGCGTCGAGCGCACCAAATAACACGGAGCAAGCTTTGCCTTGGTAGTTCTCGGTGAGCGCGACCGCAATCAGAGCACTCGGCACACCCGAGAGCTGAAAGTTGATTCCACGCGCCGAGAGGTCAGTCGTCTCTTCGACCGGCGAGATTGTCCCCAGCGTGCCGCTTCCAAGGTAGGTCACTCCGCCGACGGTGATCGTGCCGTAACCGCTCCAGAGCCGGACCGGCGTCGAGAACGAGAACGACGCGAGCAGGATCGGCGAGAGCTGCGACGCGCTGACCTCGGTGACCATGTTGGCCGAGAGCGACCGGCCGGCGGTGGTGATGCTCATGACTCGACGTCCTCAATGATCGCGAAGCCCACGCCGTAGATGCTGGCCTCGCCGATTGCCCACTCGGTGCTTGGTGAAGCTAGGCGGAACACGCCCTTGGCGTTGGCGTAGGTGATCGACGTGCCGCCGGCGTAGCTTTTGCGTAGAGCCGGAAAAAGATCGACGCTCGTTGACGAGTTGGATTGCACGACCTTGTAAAGCGAGGTCGAGATTTGCAGCCAATCGCCGACTGCAAATGATCCAGAGCCGCCCGTGTTTGTGTAGGTCAACGTCGTGCCGTTCGCAGTCGCCGTGGCTACGTTCAGCGTCCCGGTCACGCCGCCTCGGTTTGTCGGGTTCGCGTAGTCTTGGAAATAGAACGTGCCGCGCTGCGCCGCGAGCAGGAACGCCACGATCTGCTCGGCGTCGGCACGCTTCATCGGCGGACAATCGACCGAGCCGAGCCACGCCTGACCCGGCCAGTTGTATTGCTGGGTCTGGAGCGTGAACGGCGACGTGTTGCGCGAGGTCGCAGAGACGCCCGTGAACGACAAGCGCGAGAGGTTAAACGGACTCGGCGGCGTGAGTGGATAGGAGATGGCCATGACGTTTAAGCGAAGGCTGCACGGTATCCGCCGCCGCGTCGAACCATGTCTGGAATCTCGGCCTTGAGTCGGCGCCGCTCTTGTTCGAGGATCGGAGCGAGTTCAGCCCGCGAGACGCCGGCCGCGATGTTGTAGTTCACGGTGACACTTCCGCTGCCCGAACCGCTGCCTCCGCCTATCTTGTTATTCGGCACGATGGTGCCAGAGGCGTGCGGCACGAAGAGTTCTGGGCCTTGTTCGCCGACGACGTAGGGCGAGCCGCCGCTGACTGGTCCGCCCATTGCGCGGCCGGGTATTGGTGGAGCGCCAAGCAAAGTTGCGATGCCCGATGCGAGGCGCTGCGTGACCATTTGGTTGAACACCAGCCGCACCAAATCGCGGCCGAGCGAGCGGACGACCTCGCTGAGCTTTTGCCCGCTCAAGATCGCGTCCTCGAAGCCTTGCGCGATTAGACTGCCGGCGTTCTTGGCGAGGATTTGCAAATCGGTTTCAAGAATTTTTCTCTTACCAATCGTTTTTACCAATTTTTCTTGAAGCTCAGTTAATCGTTCAAAGCGCGCTACTTCTTCTGCGCTTGCAGTCAGAATATTAAATGCCCCGTCCTCAGGAAGCAGTGATTGCAGTGCTTCTATTTCGGAAGTAAGATCAACTACCTGCTGAATAATTTTAGCCTGTTGTTGCTCAGAAGACATTTGCTCCATCTGAAAATCCTCGAAGGCTTCATTCACCGCCAAAACTGATTTTTCGTAATCAACAAAAGCACCCTGAGCAATTTTAGTTTGTTCAGTCGTAAGTTCTAATGTTTTTGCTTCACGATTTAAGGCATCTAGCTCAGCGGATAACGTAATATCTTTTGAAGCACTGTTAACTCGTTCAATTTCTTCACCTAAACGAGCAAAGGCTTGAGAGGGTTTTTCACCAATAGAATTCAGACCCTCCTTAAGTTTTTCAATCGCTTCAGTAGCTTCAGTAATTTTTGGCCGGTCTCTTTCTAAACGAAACGCATCCGCGATTCCCGCTGAATCAACTTCAGTGACGCCGGTAACAGCGTCTTTCAATTCTAAAGCTTTATTCACGCCTAAAAGCAGCGTGTCCTTTAACATTTTAAACGCATTGTCAATGAAGCCAGTTGCGCGAGTTAATTTATCAATCTCCTGCGCAGTCTTACCCAGTTTTTGCGCGTTAGCTTCCGCCTCTTCGAGTGTCCGGTTTATGCTTCTTCCGACTGTAACAATTGCGGTTAGCGCAATAAATCCCTTAAAACTTGCAACCACAGTTTTTGCCGTGGCGTTCATCTTTGTCAGCGAGTTTTGCACGCTGGCAAAAGCTGCCTTCGTCGCATCAACCGCCCGCAAAATAAATGTCGCTTCAGCCATGTTGTTTAAGTTTTCGGTTTTGGTGTTCGATGTAAGCCAGCCAGCCGGTCAGTTCCTGAGCCGGCATCGCGAGCACCTCGTAGGCAAATTTGTGCAGACGGTCCGCGAGCGCGTAAACGGCGAGGAGGTCTGCCGCCTCCCCACCGTAAATCAGTTTTTTAGGTCGTCCACCTTCGGCGCGTCATCGGCGAGAATGGCGTTGGCGACGCGGCCGACGACGTTGCTGTCCGCCTTGTTCAACAGCGTCGGCTTGTGCTCGATCGTGAAGAGTTTCACGCCGTGCTCGTCGGTCGCTTTCATGATCAGGATGTCAACGAGCAGCTCCATGTCGTTCTCCTTGCTGCGACGATAGAGCCGGTTCTTTTCCGAGAGCGTGACCGGCGTTGCGTGCACGACGAGCTTCCACTCGGGCACGTCGATTTTGCGAGTGCCGAGTGAGGCGAAGTGTTCTCTGACTAGGTCGATTGCGTCCATGTGTGTGTTGTGTGTTTTGCCTGCAAAATTAAGCGGTGAGCGTGCTCAGCGGACCATTGCCCTCGAAGGCGATGGAGCCTTCGATAATGCCGTCGAATGACGCGGAGACGTTAAACTGGGTGACAATTGCGGCGCCCGAATAGTAAACGTCGCCGGTGGTGCCGCCTTCTGGGTAAAGGTTGAGCGTGACCTGCGAGCCGATGGTGATCAGTAGTTGGCCGGCATCGCCTTCGTCCCAGTAAAGGTCACCAGAAACCGAGAACGATTTCATGGATGCGAGCCGGGTGCGGTAGGTGTCGCCGAGGACCGAGTCCTCCACGGTGTCGGAGGTGTGGGTCAGAGCGTAGTTGCGCAGCTCACCGATGGTCGTGCTGGATAATTTGATGAGGCCTTCTCGGCCGAGTTTGGTTGCCATAAGATTAAGTTAGTCGGTTGAAAAGTAGATGC